TAGTGTTCAAGTAACTAATAACATTGAACAGAAGCGTGTTCGCAAGCGTGTTATACGAGATAAAGATGGTCGCATTGATGAAATAATTGAGGAATTCATCAATGAAAATGAATAATGGCAACAGGTTTAAGCAATTATTTAGCAAATAAATTTTTAGATGGATTAGGAAATGGCAAAACATTTTCTATCCCTATTGTTTATGTGCAACTCCATGTAGGCAATCCTGGCGAGGATGGCATTAAAAATACTGCTATTGAAACTACTCGTAAATTAATTTCTTTTACGCCAGCCTTTATTGGTGGTTTATCATCTAATATAGATTTAACTTGGAAAAATATTGCAGGTTCAGAAAATGCAACTTATTTTACTATTTGGGATGATTTAGTTGAAGGTAATTTTTTATTTTCAGGAACAATATCAGGTGATTCTTATATTGCTGGAGATACTTTTACAATACCAAGTGGTTCATTAACAGTTTCATTAACACTAGCAAATTAATAGAGGGGAATAATGCCTACTTCATATCCAAGCAATATTGATAATTTTACTAATCCAACAGCAACAGATACTCTTGATTCAGCAACAGTTCCCCACGCAAGCCAGCATACAAATATAAATGATGCCGTTGAAGCAATTGAAACTGCTCTTGGAGCAAATCTTGCAAATGTAGTATTGCCTGCTCGCACAATCTCGACAACCTCACCATTATCTGGCGGTGGAGATTTATCAGGCAATAGAACGCTATCTATTGCTGATGCTACAACCTCAGTTAAAGGCGCAGTTCAACTAACCGATTCAGTATCTAGCACTAGCACTACAACTGCCGCTACTCCTAACGCGGTCAAGACTGCTTATGATTCATCTTTGGTTAAAGGAGTTCAACTTGCTACTCGTTCAGGTTTTTATTACAGAACTCCTAACTCTCAGTATGCAACTAACACAGTAACAAACCAGCAAACTTATTACACGCCTATTTTTATTTCGTCTTCAACTACATTTGATAGAATTGCTATAAATACGGCCAGCACTTTTTCGGGCAGTTCTACAGTAAGACTGGGAATATATGCTGATTCAAGTGGAATACCGAGCACCTTAATTTTAGATGCTGGAACTGTAGCACCTAGCGCTGCTTCTACATCTTATACAATAACAATTAGTCAAACGCTTACAACTGGATTTTACTGGTTGGCTTTCTGCCAGCAAGGTACTGCCCCATCGACTGCCGCTTATATCGGAAATGCCAACTCTCAATCTGCTGGAAACTTACTAATAGGAAGCCAAGGTTCAGTTTCAACAGGTAACTTAATTGCAGGATATTTTCAAAGTTCCGTTACTGGCGCATTTGCTAACGCTGGAAGCATTACCGCTACGACGAACACACCTTATGTTTTTATTAGGGCGGCATAATGAAACAAATTACTTACGGCCTAGGCGGTTATGACGAATCAAAACCAAATAACAATATCGTTGAGGAAATCGACCTACCCAATGAGGAACAAGAGTAATTAAATAATGGCAATCTATAATCAAGATATTGCCTATAACGATCCAAATTTTACTTATGATGGCATAAGTAGTTCAATCCCTGCTGGTCAAAGCGGCCAACCAAATTACATTCAACCTAACTTTCCTGAAATTATTGAGCCTGAAAAAATAATAGTTTCAATAAAGATAGGAAAAGCAAAAGCAAAACTAGGCAAGTTATCAAGTAAATCAATATCTCAAATTGATTTTTCAATACTTGATGATGATGCAGAAATCTTACTTTTAGTTTAGGAATATATGCCATATTTAATATCTGATACACAAAGTGATTGCGCTGGCTGGGCAACTGTTAAAGAAGAATCAGATGGTTCTTATACAACTATCGGCTGCCACACTTCAAAGCAAGATGCAATAGATCAGATGGTTGCAGTTTCAATTGCTGAGGATATGGAGCCAGGTGGAGAAGTAAACACTAGAGCAGTTGATTTAAGTGTTCCATCTTTTATTCGAGAAAACGCAAAGCGTGGTTTAAAGTATTACGGCGAAGGTTTTGGGGGCGATGGTTTAGTACCTGCCACCATCGCAGCAGCAAGAGATATGGCTGCTGGGAAAGTAACAGAACCAAAAGTTAGAAAGATGGCTCCCTGGTTTGCTCGCCATCAAGTTGATGGTCAGGCACCTAAAAATAATGATCCATCCGATCCAGGTTATCCAGGAGCAGGCTTAGTTGCTTGGCTTCTTTGGGGTGGGGATAGCAATTTTTCAGATAGAGCGCAGAACTGGGCGCAACGCAAAATTGATGCTCTGAATGCAGAAGCAGAATCAAGGAGAGAAATGAAAAAGATTGAACGCCGCACATACACTGTTAAAGATGTGCAAGCAAGATCAGCCGAGGATGGCACAATGCGCCTTGCTGGTTATGCAGCAGTATTTAATGAATCAAGTGTTCCGCTACCATTTAAAGAATCAATTGCACCAGGAGCGTTTCGCAAAACATTAACTGAAACTCCAGATGTGCGCTTACTTATTAATCACGAAGGTTTGCCACTAGCACGATCAAAGAATGGCACATTAACACTTACTGAGGATGAGCGTGGATTATATTTTGAAGCAGAGTTAGCAGATACAACTGAGGCTAGAGATATTTACAAACTGGTTGAGCGTGGCGATGTAGATCAAATGAGTTTTGCATTCCGAGTTATTCGCCAAAAGTGGAACGAGGATCGTAGCCTTAGAGTTCTAACTGAGGTTTCATTAGCCGATGGCGATGTTTCAGTTGTTACTTATCCAGCCTACCCAACTACAACAGTTGAGGCTAGAGAAAAAATTGCTAAGGCACTTGAGGCAGCAAAGTCAGGGCGAGATGTTAGCCCAGAGGATATGCTAATTTTGCAAAGTATATTTTCTGATTTAGATGAGGGCCATGAATATATTATGAGAGCCTTTGAGGTTATGTCCAGTTATCTAAACCAAGATTCATCTACTTATCAAGATGATGAGGATGATGAGGATATGCGTGCCACTGATGTAGTCGGCGATTTTGTCGAATGGGATTCAAGTGGTGGAACTGCAAGAGGCAGAATTGAACATGTAATGAGAGAAGGAGTTTTGGGTATTCCTGATTCTACCTTCAGCATTACTGCCGAGGAAGGCGATCCAGCAGTTCTAATTAGAGTTTATAGAGAATTAAGGGATGGTTATGTAGCCACTGAAACTTTAGTTGGCCACAAAGCAAGTGAATTGCGTTCTATTGAACCACTTAAAGAACCATCAGATGAGGCAAGCCGTAAGATTTCATTGCGCCTAGCCCAAGCAATAATCAATAATACAAAATAAATTTCTGTTGTAAAAATACAACAGATGAAGTCGGAGCGAACTGCGCACCCTTTAGCGCCGCGCAAGGTATCGCCACCACCTCAAAATCCAAACTAACCGAGGAGTTAAATTAATGTCTTTCCTAGACAAAGTAATTGAACGCCGCGATGCAGTGAAGGCAGAGATGGATGCAGTTCTTGAGGCAGTAGCCGCAGAGAACCGCACCGATCTAACTGCTGAGGAAACAGAGAAGGTAGATGCTCTTGTTGCCGAATCACGCTCGCTAGATACAAAGATTGAAAACCTAAAGGCTCAGGTAGATGCAGATGCAAAGGTTGCAGAAGTTCGTGCAGCAGTTGCAGATGTAGCAATGCCAAAGTCTGGTGGCGCAAAGGTAATCCGCGAGGAGCGTACCTACACTGCTCAATCAGGAGCATCATTTATTAAAGATGCTTTCAATTCACAATTCAAGCAAGATTTCAGTGCTTCAGATCGTCTTGCTCGCCACATGCGCGAGGAAGAAGTTGAACGCCGCGATGGAACAACTGCAAACTTTGAAGGTTTAGTGGTTCCCGCCTATCTCACTGAATTGGCCGCACCATTGGCTCGCGCAGGTCGCCCAACAGCAGACTTCGCAACCAATAAGATTGCGCTACCTGCAAGCGGAATGACTATAAACATCAGCCGCATGACTACTGGCACATCAACAGCAATTCAACAAACTCAGGCAACTGATGTTTCTGAAACTGATGCTGATGACACTCTATTAACAGTGGATGTTCGTACAATCGCTGGACAGCAAGACCTATCACGCCAAGCAATTGAGCGCGGAACAGGTATTGATTCATTTGTTGTTGCAGACTTGATTCGTTCATGGCACACAACACTTAACTCTGGCATCATCAATGGTGCTGGAACAGCAGGAACCATTAAGGGTATCCGCAACTCAGGTGGAAACGCAGTAACATTTACTGCAACAACTCCTACTGTTGCACTTCTATATCCAAAGTTGGCTGATGCGTTGCAGAAAGTTCAAAGCAATGTATTTACAACTCCAACACATTGGATCATGCACCCACGCCGCCTAGCATTCTTGCTAGCAGGCGTTGATGGTTCAAACCGCCCTCTAGTAGTTCCAGCAGCAAACGGCGTAATGAATGCCGTTGCAACAGGAGCAGGCGTTGCGCAATATGCAAATTCAGGTTATTCACTACTTGGATTACCAATTATTGCAGATGCTTCAGTAGCAACTACTTACGGAGCAAGCACTAACCAAGATGAAATCTATTTGGTTGATTCACGCGAGATGCACCTATTCGAGCAACCAGGATCACCATTCTCACTTCGTTTTGAGGCAACAGGCGCAAGTAGCCTAACTGTTAAAACAGTTGTTTATGGTTATGCAGCCTTCACCGCAGAACGCTATCCATTAGCCGCATCAATCATTAGCGGAACTGGCTTAGCAGCACCATCCTTCTAAATTAGAAGGTAATTAAGAACTGTTTAGGTGGCTTAACCTCCCCCGATTAAGCCACCTAAACTCCTAAGTAGTTCGGGGGAACTATGAAAAGCGCACATAAAGTAACAATAGGTTCTTGCGATTCAGGTCAAGTTAATGGTTCATTTGCATACACCATGATTCAATTAGCCCAATCAAGATCACCAAGATTAGGGCCGTTTGTAAGAGTTAAAGGTTCAGGATTACTTTCTAAGATTCGTAATCAAATAGTTAAACAATTTTTGGATAACACAAAATCTGATTGGCTTCTAATGGTGGACAGCGATCAACAATTAGGTGTTGCAACTTTTGATAAGTTGATTGATACGGCCCACGATTTAGAACGGCCAGTTGTAGCAGGATTGGTATTTGCTGCTTTTAATGATGGCAAGAGTGAATATCCAAAACCAGTTCCAGCAATATTCCAAGATGCACCAGAGGGATTCTTACCTCTCTATAAATATGATGAGAACAAAGTTTTTGAAATAGATGCCGCAGGTACAGGTTGCCTTTTAATTCATCGCAGCGTTCTTGAAAAGATGCGAGAAACTGCCGATCCTAGTATGGGTAAAAATTGGTGCTGGTTCTGGGATGGCCCAATAAATGGTGAATGGATTGGCGAGGATTTACTTTTCAGCCGTCGCATTCGTTCCCTTGGATTTCCAATATATGTGCATACAGGGGCAATTTTGCCTCATCAAAAATCATACTGGCTAGATGATAGGCACCATAAATTATGGAAACATTAAAAAAGATTTTTAAGAAAAGAACTAAACCTAAAGAAACGGCTACTGCCCAGCCGCAACTTGAAAGAGCGATTTTACCTAAAGCGGAAAGAAGGATAAAGCGTGGCAATAACTAACGGCTACTGCACATTGGCTGAATTAAAAGCCTCATTAAATATTACTGATTCAGTAGATGATACTGCTTTAGAGGCGGCGATTACTGCCGCAAGTCGAATGATTGATGATTATACTGAGCGTTTCTTTTATGTTAATGGCAGCGTAGGTTCACCAGTTACCCGCTATTACACCGCCCTTGATCCTTATACAATTAATGTTGATGATATAACTACTGTTAGTGAAATTGCTACTGATGATAACTTTGATTTTACTTACGGAACAGTTTTTACTACCACTGATTTTATGGTTGAGCCAATCAATAATCCAATTAAAGGTTTTCCATATAATAGATTATTAGCAATAGGCAGTTATATTTTCCCATATCAACTACCTCAAGCAGTAAGAGTAAAAGGTGTTTGGGGATTCACCGCAGTACCAGCCGAAGTTAATATGGCAACTCTCATTCAATCATCACGCTTATTTGGTCGCAGGCAATCACCATTTGGAATTGCTGGTAGCCCTGAAATGGGAACTGTTAGATTGTATTCTCGCCTAGATGCTGATGTTGAAGTTCTACTTCGCCCATTCCGCAAGAACGGCGGCTTGGCTAAGTGATCCCAAGCAATGTTAGAGA